TGAGCTTTCTACATCTACCATCCAATCTCTATTACTCATTAATAAAGCGGTATCAGCTATGATCTGAGTAGAGCTTCTAAAAAATGCACACATCTCTGTTTCTGTCAAAAGATTAAGCCAAACAGAAGCAGGAAAATGTAAATCCCCTGCCGAACCAGTTTCTACAAATTTATAAAATTCCATGATACACCGCCATATCGTCTAACCACGCATGAAGTTCACCTTCATTAAAAATACTAGGAGCATACGTTCCAGTTCCATAATACGAACTGAATGTATAAGTGTCTTTAGATCTTTCAACTGTAAAGTTATATCCATTAGTCCAAGGGACATTATTAGTTGAGGGGCCACCCATCATAACGTGACGGCAGGCCTTGCCATTAGATATATTTGCCAACCCTCCAAAAGTTGATGATTCTTGTGGCTGGGTATGTCCTCCTGTCCACCACAGTCCATGTACACTTCCAATTATATTATTAGCAGTTGGCCCTAAAGTAGGGCGATCTATTACAGGATAAGGGCCTCCATAAGTAGTCGGCATAATATTTGCGTAACTTAAACTGCCATCACTTGCATTTATTGTTATATCTACACCTCTGTATGGTACGCCAGCAGCAGCATTACCTCCTGCCGTATTAACCCAATAAATGCCAAAGTTGCCTGATCCATCTCCTCCTAAACGTCTTAAAACTCCTTGATAACCATTGTTATAACCCATACCATCCATAGACGCATTACCAAGTTGAGCATTTCCAATAGCTGTAACTGTTCCAGCTTCATTTACCTTGGAAAAATACAATGTGTCAGGGCTGGTGTCTGTGTCGTTAAACAACATATACCAAACATTATCAGACGTATCCATGTAGCCACCAACGTATTGATTTGCAGCAGAATCCCCTGCCCCTTCCGCAACTGTCATGCCTCCGTTCCAAACCCCATCTGTTGATTCAGTGCCATCTATGTTAAACAAAGTTGCATCAAAAGCAGCATTAGTATTTGTAGTAGTTCTAATTGATCTACCAGCCGTTCCTCCTGGAAACCCTTTTCTAAACATGGAATGGTAATAAACATTATCACATCCAAAATAAGGCCATCCACTCGTATCTTGTGTAGGAAACCTTGGTAATGAGCTTGGATACTTTTCTGCGTTTCTTCTAATTATTCCCACCATTATTCATCATGCCCCATCATAACCATGTTTACGCTTGCGACTGTGCTTCTACCTATAACATAGTCACCTGCCCCTGCCACTACTGGCGAAAAACTTATGCTTTCATCTGGAGCTATTTGAGTATTTTCTAATAGCTTCTGAGCGTTAGCAAATGTAGCAGAACTATCTCCTACACCTAATTGAACAAACGCTGTTGATGAACTCCGATTAAGAATATGGACAGTATAAGTGCCTCCAGAGGAGCCAGCCGTCCCTATGTTTGCTGTTGTGTTTGCGCTTAAATCAACGCCTGATATCTTGACTGCCATTATAATTGCCCCATAAAGAATGCTTTAGATGTTGACATACCTGTACTATCTGCAAAGCTAAGATTACCGCTTCCATCAGTTTGCATAAATTGACCAGCATCTCCATCAGAAGATGGTAATGTTAGTGTAATATCTGCTGTAGATGCAGGGCCAATAAGAGTTACTTTATTAGTACCATTATCTGAATCTTCAAAGAACTCTATCTTACCTGCACTCGTTGAGCCATTTTTTAACTGTAAAGCTCCTGCATTTAAAGTCATTCCATTTGCATCAACTGTAACTTTATTTACATTATCAGCGTATAAATGAATTTCATTAGCAGTTTCAAAATCAACTTTAGTTTGATCATCTTCACCAATCTTGATGTCAGTAGCTAATAATGAAGTAATGGCTGTTTGAGCTGAAGCTAGTACAAAATCTAAAGTATTATCAGAATCATCATAAGTAACTGCAATACCAGTTTCTGTATTAGAGCCTACCATTGCTCCAATTGTGTCTGATATTGTTTCAGCTAAAGTTGTACCATTAACTGTAATTGCATCTGCTTCTAGTGTGCCATCTATATCTACATCACCAGATATATCTAAATCTACAGCAGCAATATTTCCTGAAACTGTTAGATTTCCTCCAGAGCTTAAAGACATTTTTTCTGCTGCAGCTTCAGAGGCTGCAACTTTAAAACTTAGCTTTGTGGCATTAGCTGAAGCACTAAAGTCTCCTTCTGATACTGCTTCTATACCTGCTGCTACTAATATTGCATCTGTACCTGTTCCTTCATCAGGAGCCTGGAAATCTATTTTTCCAAGTACATCATTAGCAGCTATATCTGTTTCACCTGTTTGTAAGGTTAATGAAACAGGTTTATCGTCTGCAGTAGCAGTATGTTTAAGTATTAATCCTTTATCTGCACTATGTATAAGTTTTACTTCTTGGTCATTACCAAAGAAAATTACACTAGAGTCTGCAAGATAAATATCAGAGAACTCTGCAGAAGCAGTACCTAATGTTGCTCCATCTGCACTAGCAGGAACAATAGAAGTCCCTACTGTTGCTGTATTTAAAACAGGACTTGTAAGAGTTTTATTGGTTAATGTCTCTGTAGTTGCTCTGCCTACTAATGTATCTGTAGAAGCAGGTAAAGTAAGTGTTACATTTCCACTATAGGCACTGTGGGCAGCAGATTGTAATTGAGTATAGTGAGCATTAGATGATTCACAGTAAAATTTAATATTAGATACAGAACCACCATTCTTTAGAACAATCTCTCCTGTTTGTATATCTACATTACCATCTATCCTAACTACACCAGTTCCATTAGGTGTTAATGCAATATTTCCATTAGATGTAGAAACTAATCCATTACTATTAACATCAAGATCTCCACCTAACTGAGGTGAGGTATCTTCTACTACATTAGAAATACCTGTAGAAGTAGCTAATCCTGAAACTAATGAACTTCTAGTTATTTTCTTTAACCCACCTCCAGAAGTATCTATTGCTAATAAAACATCATCATTAGCTACTGTAGATATCTCAGATAAAGAACTAACTGCTGTCGGATTAAAATTAGTACCATCAGCAATAAGAAGCATACCTGCAGTATTAGTTCCCATTGTAAGATCATCACCAGTAATAGTGAGATCACCTGCAATAGATACATTTTGAGAAGCATCTATCGTTAAAGCAGTAGTTCCTCCAGTAGTTATCGTAATAACATCAGAACCACTAAATGCAATAGAGCTATTAGTATCTCCATCTCCTGCAATACTATCTAGTTGAATAGAACCTACATTAGTAATGTTATTGTCATTAAAAGAAGTAGCCCCTAACGATATAGTGCCTGTTGCTGTTAGGTTAGAAGAACCTATATCTATTGCACCAAAACCAGATGTAATAGATCCTGCATTTAAAGCACCTACAGTAGTTAGGTTTGTACCTGTATCTAATGCAGCTTCAAAGTAAGTCTCAAAGTCAGTCAGTGCTACTTGTTTCATTGTGCCGTTATCATTAACGACTACACGATCAGCATCTGCAAGAGTAGTTGAACTAGCAGAAGTATCGCCATCCATGATATTTAATTCAGTGGCAGTAGCTGTAACGCCATCTAATATGTTTAGTTCTGCTGCAGTAGAGGTAACACCATCTAAGATATTAAGCTCTGCTGTACTAGACGTAACCCCATCTAATAAATTTAATTCTGTAGCAGTAGATGTTACCCCATCAAGTATATTGAGTTCAGCAGCCGTAGAGGTGACACCATCTAATATATTAAGTTCTGCAGCAGTTGCTGATATAGCAGTACCATTAAAGTTAATAGCATCTACATAAGCAGTTCCATCTATGTATAAATCTTTAAACTCTAATGAGCTTGTACCTAGATCAATATCATTATCTGTAACAGGTACGATTGCTCCATCTTGTATTCTTATCTGCTCAACTGCGCTACTAGATACCTCTACATAAATACCCCATCTATTATTAGTGCTATCAGCTTCAATTTTATTTAAAAAATCAAGATCTCCAATCTTAGATATGCTACCGCCTTGTGCGGCTGAACCATCATGCCTATGTCCTGTAGCAGCAGCATCACTAGATGAATAAGCAAAAGCATTTAATAATTGGTTATACTCATTATTAAATAATGCGGCTGTAATCGTATCTCCATCAGAGATCGTACTTTGTCTTGTATATGTGTAAGCCATTTATTATTTCCTACCTGCTGGCATATAATCTATGTAAAAGCCATTAATTGAGTAAGGTGATCTTTGATCATCACTTTTAAGTCTAAATGCTACTGTATTTCCTGTTCCTTCTACTGCCTGTCTTACTAAAGGATTCTCTGCTGCTCCAAATTCAGATTCTCCAAACGTAGCACTTCCAAATGTAGCAGGTAAAGGAATCTGACTTAATGTATAAGCAGGAGGTTGAGGAGTTGTAGTGCTTTCAAAATCATATTTAACTTGTAGCTCTGGTTGTACAGTGCCTTCAGGAGTAACAGATAGTTTTACATATTTAATAGTTTTTCTTGTGCCTATATCTCCAAAATCTAAATCAGGCGTATAGTATTGAGCCTCTACATTAGAAGCACTACCGCCAGGATTAAATATGTTACCTGTGTCATGGTTATAAACATAACCGCCATTGTCTCCATGATATAACTGTTCTACACCATCTTTATCTAAACCAGAAGCAAAGCCAGTTGCTTGAATACCTTTAGTTTCTGACCATTCAAATCCATTAGGAGTAAGTGTTCCTATAATACCTTTAGAAACTGAAGAGCTTTGAGATACATTAGTATAAAATAATCTATATTGAGATTTACTTCTAAGTACCCCACTTGTAATAACAAAATCATTAATGCCGTCTGCAATAACAGTAGTTATCTTTTGTATTTGTCTACTTACAGAACTTAACTCTACGTCTCCAATTCTTGCTGTACCTGCAACTGTACGAATACCATCAGGACTAAGAAATAAAAGATCACCTCCTATTTCTTGGATACTATTACCATCTAAACAGCCTACATTTTTTGTAACTGGTACAACTGCAATATTAGTGCTATCACTAATGTTAATTAATTTAAATATACTATTTTTACAAAATATAATTAGATCACTACGAAAACTAGCTAGTCCTACAATAGAGTCTGTTAGTTGTATACTTCCTGCACCTGACCCACTAAAAGAATCAGGATCAAGACTAGAACTAAAAAATATTTTATTTTTAGCTGTAGGCGCACCCCCTACAACAAAATGATTCTCATGGATTACACCTACAGTAGGAGCTGTAGTGCTATCAACTGTAATCTCACCTGCAAAAAAAGTTCTATCTGATAATGCTCCAGTTCCTGTCATTTTAAAAAAGAAAGGTTTATTAGCTCCATCACAGATTAATACTTCACCATAATCAGAAGTACCTTCAAACAAAGCAAAGCTACATTGCCCTTGACTTGTTCTAGCATCATTAGATCTTCCACTAAAGGTACTAAAGTTATCTCCACTTCCTGAAACACTAGCTTTATTTATTTGTAAATAGCTAGTCCCATCTTGGCTAAAAAATATGCCTGTTCCTGAACAAACAATTAGTCCATCTGCATAAACAAACATACCTAGTATTCTGTTGCTTGAATTAGGTCGAACTGATGATCCTGCACCAAATAGTGTAAAACCATTAATTCGTCTATAGCCGCCATCAGGATCTACTTCAAAGTTAAGTAACTCTGTAGCAACTCCAGGTTGTCGCATAATTTCAAGTTGATTTAAATTTACATTTAAACCACCTCGACACGCCAATGCAAAAGGCTGAGACATTAGAGGAACCTTATCCTGTCATCTTTAAAGTATCCTGGTGCAGACTCTGTAAGGTGTAGCTTCATTAAACGCAAACCTCTTTTATAGTCTTCTAATGCAAATGCTGCTGCTTGAGGATTTTCTTTAAATTGATGAACGTAGTATCTAGCTCTAGCTAGTAATACAGTTTTATAAGTATTAGGAAATACTAATTGATCACCATGAGCTGATAGCTCTGTAGGTAAATTATAAGCATAAAACCAAATCCTATATACCTTATCTGGTATAGGACTTAATCCAAACTTTCTATTATCAGGACTTTTAATTACTCTATCAGGTACTCCATAATTTTGAGTATCTGCATCATCTTGATTTTGAGAGATTCTAAAATAATCTTTCCATTCTTCAGTAGTAGTAAATCGTAAGTTACGAATAGTAAAAGGAGCAGATTCTCCTG